GATGCTATCTTTAAAGCTTGTGTCCGATAAGGTTGCCGCTTTATCTGTTGGAACGAGGGCGTTATCATCTTCCTTAAGAACCTTCTCAATCTCTTCACCAAGCGCACCATCATAAGCACCACGAACCTTGATTGCCTCGATAACACGATTCAAGCGATGTTGAATTCTGTTTAGTTCTCTTGCTTGGTTCTCATAGATTGTATAAAGAGCCGTCGGAAGGAGATCGTTGGACTTAGCGACAAATTGGAGAGGTTTGGGACAGTTGAAGAATCCTGTCAATTCTAATGGGTCATCATCAACCTTTAGATAGCCATCTTTGTACTGATGGCTGAGATATTTGATCTTCCGATCGTCTTTATCCCAGATTTGATAGACCTGAGTTGTTTTCCGATACCCCTTATCCTTGTTTTCTTCCCTCCAGTTATCCTCTTCGTCGTCCTTCTCTTCACCTTCGACAAATTTCAGCTTGTTGACGTTCTCAGGGAAGAGTCTTGTAGCTTCTTCCCTGTCTAAATATTCCTCATAAGCAATCCAGCGGACTTTTGACCACTTCTGAGCGTATCCGAAGAGAACACGGTCCCATTTTCTTGAATCTGTACAGACCGTCTCCCAATCACCATCAGAGTCATACTTAACAGTCGTAACTCCACGTCCAGGGAGGAGGGCGTCAACAGTGGCATCAGACATGGACCCTTCGAACTTGTCGTAATCGTCTATGTCTGTATCAATAAGATACTCTAAGATCCGCTGTGCGGCCTCTGAGACGACTTTCCCCATGGGGTCTTCGTCTTTGTACCTTCTCGTTACAACAGGGCGCGGAACCTCCGAGAAAAGCGCCGGAAGGGAGGTATCTGTGTTCGAGTAGAGAATATTGAACGGAGTTGGTTTCTCGTTCGCGTAGATTTCAAGAATCTCACGACCTTTCTGGCGAAAATCCTTCTCTCGCTTCTTCGAGTCTTTAATTTCATCTAGCCACTCGCTAATGCTTAAATCAGCCATTTTTAATAACCATCAGATCGCTCAAGTCGTTTCTTCCTAAAATGTTCTTTCTTCATGGCACCGAAATTCATCGAAGTGATATTACCTTTTTGGAATTTCTGGCTCTGTGTCAGTGATGGGGACTGGGCCTTGGACTGCCTCCACGTTAGAGAGAGATACCGCCAAGCGTCAGCAGCATGAGAGTGTTCATCGTGTACTGGAGTCGATGAAAAGACCTTCTTAGTCTCATCATAGGCCCTTCGGTAGCTTTTCAGGTGTTCTACCCCGATATCACACTTGTCTTTGTCAAAATAACACCGTGGGAAAGTGGCGTTACCTGCCTGAATTCCGTCTTCAATTGACAGATTAGGCACTACGGCAAAATTCCCAACATCTTCTTCAAGAAACTGCTGGAGGATTGACTTACCACCCATTCCGAGTCTTTTTGGCTTCGCGTCATGTGGGACCCAGTGCATTCCGTAGTTGTAACCCTTATCTCTCAACATTTGGGCGTAAAACGGGATTTCCTTGAAGTTATTCTCGTAGAAATCAATAATTCTCAACTCATTTGCGATGACTTGGTAGAACCAGACAGAAGTATCATCATCCCTTCCAAGATCCCAGGCTGTGAAGACCGGGAATTCAGGGTCATATGTAATTTCCTGAACCCTGCCCTCTATTGTCACTTTTGTCAGTGCTTCAGCCCATATCGCACCTGGGAGGGCAGCTTCAAAACTGACGTAATACTCTTGAAGCCAAATGGCCTTACCGTATGCATCACCGTGCTCTGACTGAAGTTCTTCCAGTTCCTTCAATAATTGTTCGTTGGTGAAGATCCCAGTCTGGTCAACAGTCAACCTTTGGGAAAACCAGTCTTCAGAGTGCTCTGCGAAGTCGATCATCTTCTTGAAATGATTCTTACCACGAGGAGTAGAGTTGAAAATGGCCCAACCCCCATTTTCCAGCATGATCGGCCGGAGGAAACCCCACGCTGACGGATTACTCAGAGCGTACTCTGAAAATGTCAATCCTATGGGGGGTGAACCAACTAACGCATCGTAATTATCACTTCCCATTAATTGCCAAGTTGAACCGTTTTTGAACTCGATAAACATCTCATTATCGAGTGTTTTTTCTCTTATTTCACGGGGGAATGCTTCGTCTATCCTATTAAGACCAGTTCCAGGGTTTATTGCGTTCCAAATAGCCTTTCGGCACTGATTGTAGAGGGGGAGCATGTACCAGTAATTCCCCACCCTCTCAAACGCAGAACAGGAATTATGATGGAGCATGACATCATCTTTCCCGCTTCGCCGATGCCAGCAACAGGCTGCCCTTTTCCCCCCTTGCGCTAAATAATTCCATAATGGCACCTGATATTGTCTAGGATGCCAATTATTCGGGAGGGAGATTTTCACCAGCGCGGCCAGATAACCTTTTTGTTCTGCCCCCACATTAGACCCATCCAGTTGAGAGCAGTCGTTACATCGCTAGGCAAGGTATCGAATACAAAATAGGCGAATCCACCCAGCTTCACATTTCCACTAATACCAATCCCATTAGACGGATTGTAATCACCGTGTATATTTGTCGATGGATTCCCATTCGTTCCAATCCCTTGGTCAGCTCCTTCAACTCCAAATCTGTATAAATACAAATCTGTCCCATCTGACACCAGTGAATGTAATGCTAAATCGTTAGTATCAACAGGCCACACCGCTGTTATTTTATTCGTCGTCAAACTTGGCTGAACTTCACTCACTGGCATTGTTCCAGACGACTCTGATCCATAAACAACGCACCCCTCATTAAACGCGTCGTGCAATACGCATCGGTGGAAATCAGCAAGGTTGTTGATCCCAAGATGGAATCGACTACCTATCACCGGGTCAGGCTCATAATACGCACAAAATATCCACGGTTTCGTGCCAGCCGCAGCAAATTGACTTACCGCAGTCCCCTCGGATGATATCTGCCCACAGAGCTTGTTCGAATAAACAGTATCCGTACCGTTATCCGGGTCCATCTCCAGCAGGCCATCGTTATTAATCCATGCACCAGTGTTTGGCTCTTCATCATTTTCATAAGTGCCGGTTACATGGTTATAGCTTGGCAAATCACTGCGATAGTGCATTCCACTAACGGGCTCACGCAGTGTTCTCGACCCCGTGGCATCATCGCACGGCCACCAGTTTTTTAAACTAGATGGATACACTCCATTAAGAGCGTTGGCGGTAGCAACAGATAACAGCGACTGCCCGCCTTTACCCCTGACGTATCTTCCTACCATCTGGGCCAGATAACCTTATTGTTTGCCAACCACTGATTGCCCATCCAGGAAGCCGCTTCTGCGTAATCAGAAGGAAGGCCATCAGGGAAGATAAATAGCGCCATCCCGTTAACCTTCAGGACATTATGCCATGTAATTATTTGCGTGAATGCAGAGAGCGCCCCGGCAGCATCATTAACTGCCGAAGCATCAACCGTGCCATCTACATAGATACCTGTTTCGTCCGGTGATGCTGATCGTTTTAGTGCATACGACTGAGATCCTGAACTTGGGAATCCTGCACCTGTGATCGTAGTGGTTCCATCAACACCGCGAACTGTACTGTTCCCACCCGTATTAATTATGTCAAAATAATCATTTGTAGCATCACCCATTTTCATCTGGGCAAATGGACTTGATGCATTCCCGCCTATTACAAACAGGAAATCATTTGTGCCAATTTCCGGCAAAGGTATTGAAAAATCTTTAGTGGCCAAAGCACCACTAAGCGAAATCTGCCCGTTTGTCATTGTCGAGACAGGGGCGCCAGTCCATGTGATATTCGCTCCATTAACTGCGTCTACCAGCGTTTTAGCACCGGATTCCTCGGTAATCTTCCACCATGCCGCCAGTGTCGATGGGTAGGTTCCCGACGCTTCGTTCTCGATAGCCTGTTGCCGTAAAGTCTTGAGATACATTAGTTGGCCTCCACAAGTACGCGAAGATTTTCACTTCCATATAACCGCAACGTATCAAGTCTGCGTAACGGAGCTGTGA